CGGCATCAACGAAGATATAGAGGAATCAGGATTTTTAAGTTTCCTTAAAACAGCACCCGATACAAAGAAAAAATGGGACCCGGCAAAAGATTCTAGAGTTGTCAGTAATAAAAAAGATGACGATGCATGGATTAAACTACTATTGGATAAAAAACGCAGAGGAATATCTCTAACAGATCGTGAGATGAATTCTTTAGTGCAATGGCAATTAAAGAAACGTATGGAATCTGAGGATCGTGTATCAGAAGCTCCTATTGAAATGGATCCCGCAGATCCCATGGATCCCATGATTCACAGCCATGACAAAGCCAATCCTGCAAAATTAAAATATCGCATGCTACGTGCTGCTGGGCAGCTGAAAGATCTCGCCAGTCGTGCAGACGGTGCTAGTCCTGCAGAATGGCAACTAATGGCTCGACAGTTTGAAGAATTAAAAATGAACATGGAACAGATACGCCACGCTCTAGAGGAACTAGGTAAGATGCGTAAGAAAGGTGGAGTTCGCAGTAGAGGAATAGATAAATTCATATCATGAAAGCAAAAGAATTCATACCCGCATCAAAGCCACGTAACTTTGTGGCTAAGAATTCTAAGACCGCAGGTGCTGGCCAACACAAAGATAAAAAGCGAGCTGAGAAGCAAGGTGATGTCAAGCACAAGAACAAACAATACGACGAAGGTGTAGCGGAAGAACAATGTCTGAACTAAATCAAATTAAACAGCTGGCCGGTATCACAGAATTTCGAGGATATCAACCTTACGGCGGTAGTAACATTAGTATCACTGGAAACGAAAAAGGTGAGCTAATGAAAAAACACAACATAAAGCCAGGCACCCCAGAATGGTTCCAACTATGGTTCAGCTTGCCTTATCTCACAGGAGAACGTCCTGTATGAACTCCTATCCAGTATATCCAGAGGACGACGGTTATGACACTCCAAAAAACCCTTACAGCCCTGTGTAATAAATTTATTACAGGCTTAGCCATGTATGGCATCAGCATGAGTCTAGCTTATGCCGGTTATATCGGACAAGACTATGATCCACAATATGATTGGTGCGATCCTAGATTCTGTTGCCCACCAAAGAACACCGATGAGAGCTAAAGAATTTATTGTCGAAAGAAAAAAACGCAGGCGTCCTCGTTGGGCGGCCTACGGCCCGGGACCTTACGGCGGTTACGGCTATGCTACAGGTTATAGTGGAGATGGTGGTGGAGGCGAAAGCATTGAAACTGAAGATGCCATGATGGGCAAGATCGAAGACGGCGGAAAAATTGTTCGCATATTAAAAAAGCAACACACTGTACCATTTAGCGATGAAAAAAACTGGCTGTTGATTGATACCGATCCTGCTAAGGGCAACAAAGGGCTTGGACTTAAATGGGTCCCAGCAAGTACTAGATTTACTTGGGTACGTCCATACAAAGAAACAATGGATGAAAACTTTGCCGACGGAAAGCGTCCGCAAGACAAAGGCGATAGCAAGCGCCATGGTATCCCTACTAAGGCTAGTTTATCTAGTTTAGATAAGATTGGACGCGGATCTGGAAGGAAAGCCCAACTCGCTAGATGGCAGGCGAATATGCGAAGAGGACGAGCTAAATAATGTATGGCACAAATATACATTATTACAAATAAAATAAACAATAAACAATATATCGGCGCTACAGATAACACATTAGATATCAGATTCAAAAGTCACTGTTATGATAAAAATGTTGTAAGTCAAGCAATAAGAAAATACGGTAAGGAACATTTTACTATTGAATCGTTATTAGAATGTAGTTCAATGGACGAAGCTTACGATTTAGAACCTAAGTTTATTGTAGAGCACGGTACAAAATACCCAAATGGATATAATGTATCAGATGGTGGGAAGGGCTCGCAGGTTGGAAAAAGAAGACCTACACCTGAAAATGTTAAACAAAAAATCAGAGAATCGATTAAGAAAAATCATTATTGGAATAACTTAACAGAAGAAGAAAAAGAAAAATGTAGGGAAAGCTGGAGAGAAAATAACAAATCTCGAACAGGACAGAAACGTGGTCCATATAATCAGGGGTTATTTAAGAAAACCGTGTGGATAAACAATGGCAATGAAAGAAAACGGATACCGGAAACTGAGTTGACTAATTGGCTCTCAAACGGGTGGCAAAAAGGTCACATGAAAGGATTAACAGCATAAAAGCAGGCCGTGCTAAGAAGAATAAATAACAGTATGAAAATCCGCGAAATTGTAGAATCAGCCACAGCAGGCGCTACCAGTGCTGGTAATGTAGCTATAGGTGCTGTATACAAAAATAAACCAGGAAAAACACCAAAAAACAAAGACGGGACTGCCAAAAACGCTCTAGATCTCAAAGGCACCAATCTGATAACTGGTGGGTCTTTGGTAAAAAGATAAATACAATACGACTTTAAAAGTTAAGGAACTTATAAAATGGACTTCAAATCACTAATCAGCAAACTAGACAGCATGAATCCACCCCCAAAGACTCCAGCTGCACCAACCATTGACCGAGCTGTGCGACTCAACGAAGATGCACAACTGCGTGTTCTATCTGGACAAACCACTTATGTTTCAGAAGCCAAGAAAAAGAAAGACGAAGAAGTCAAAGAAGCGGACGACATGAAAGTAGGCGATAAGAAAAACATCGCTACTGGCACCGTTGAAAAAACAAAAACAGGCATTGTTCACAAGAGCAGCAAGGCCTATGGCGGCAGTGAAGAAAAAGAAGATGATGACGAAGATGACAAGCCAAAGAAAAAAGCCAAGAAAGAAAGTGTAGAACCCGAATTCAAAAGCAAGTTCATGAAGATGGTAGAAGCCAAGAAAGACGAAAAGATCAAAGCCAAGAAGGACAAGAAACAAGAAGTAAAAGAAGGATCTAAGCCAGATTTCCTAGACATCGACAAAGACGGCGACAAGAAAGAGCCAATGAAAAAAGCTGCGGCTGACAAAGGCGATGACAAGCCAGCTGGCAAGAAGGGCATGAGCGACAAGCAGGCCAAATACTTTGGCAAGAAAGTAGACGAAGCTAAGAAAAAATCCGACGACTATGATTATACTTCTGGCCCAGAATTTGACAGCCGACGCGATGAGCCGTACGATGAAAAATCTAAGCCTACACCAAAGGGCGAATTAGGAAAAGCATTCCGTAAAAAACTGGGAATACCGGAAAAGAAAACTGAAAGCGCGATGATGCCAAAAGGCAAAAAGCGTCCAGTAAAAGAATCAGTAGAAGCAAAATTAAGTTTCAAGCAGATGGTTCAACTAGTTCAAGAAAGCGGTGGACAACAACAGATCGATCCTCTAGACAAGTCACTATTTAACTGGGCTACTCGTGTGGCTACCAGCAAACTAGGTGAAGGTATGAAAGCAGAATTATATGCCGGATTGATCTATGAGCGCAACGGAGGTACATTTGAAATGTATGACGTGCTCAGCGAAGCTCAAAAATAAATCAACCTTTTGGTAAACCTAAGCCAGTCATTCATTGACTGGCTTTTTTTATTCCTGTATAATAATCTTATAGGAGAGAAATTATGACGAAAATGTACGGTCCCGAAGAAAAAGCCAAACTGGAAAGATTAATCAACGAAGGATCTAATGTGCTTCGTGAGCTGGAAGACCTGCAGGAAGGTCTCAAAGAAACTGTCAAAGCTGTCGCAGAAGAACTGCAGATCAAACCCTCAATCATTAACAAGGCCATACGCATAGCACACAAAGACAATTGGAAATCTCATGAAGATGAATGGAATGAGATCGAAATGATACTAGGTGTTACCAAACGTTTGCCTGAAAAGGATTAAATGATCAATGACGTATTTCGACCAACACTAGAATGGATACGAGATGATTGGCGTAGTAATCAGTTCCGTTTTGTTGTTGAGTTGCTTGCTTGGGCTATTAGTATTGGGTGTAGTATTACTATGGCAGCCACAGTCCCGAATCCCCCTTTACTGGCGCTTTACCCTATTTGGATTCTCGGCTGCGCTATGTATGCTTGGGCTGCTTATACTAGGAAATCGTTTGGCATGTTGGCTAACTACATCTTGCTGACCACGATAGATACAGTGGGGTTAGTAAGGATGCTAAGTAGTTAAATAAGAGTAGATGGTAGGCGAGGCCATAAACCGCACACTGGTATTTGCAAGCCTAAAAATTGCATAGGAGAATAAATGAGTTACGTAGACGCTTTCTATGATCGCGACAATGACATCATCCGTGTGGTCGAACGAGATGACAAAGGTCAGAGACATTTCAAAGAATACCCCGCAAGGCATGTTTTTTATTACATCGATCCCCGAGGTAAATTTACCTCAATCAAAGGCGAACCATTAAGCCGTGTTAGTTCAAAGAATGTCAAAGAGCATCGCAAAGAACTGGCCATACACAGCAACAAAAAACTCTATGAAAGCGATATCAATCCCATATATCGTTGCCTAGAAGATCACTATCTCAACACCGACGCACCTAAACTCAACGTAGCATTCTTCGACATCGAAGTGGACTTTGATCCAGAACGTGGATATGCATCGCCCGAAGATGCCTTCATGCCTATCACTGCTATCGCCGTGTATCTACAATGGATGGAGACCATGATATGTTTGGCCATACCTCCTAAAACACTCAGCATGGCGGAAGCCAAGCGTCAGGTCGAAGACATGCCCAATACCATGCTGTTTGAGACTGAATCGGAAATGCTAGACACGTTCTTGGACATCATACAGGATGTAGATGTGCTCAGTGGTTGGAATTCCGAAGGTTTTGATATTCCCTACACAGTAAATCGCGTGACCAAGGTATTATCAAAAGAGGACACACGACGTTTCTGTCTGTGGGATCAATTTCCTAAAAAGCGAGAATACGAAAAATATGGCAAAACTGCCGTGACCTATGACTTCATCGGTCGTGTGCATCTAGACAGCCTTGAACTGTACCGCAAATATACCTATGAGGAACGCCATACCTATAGACTAGATGCCATCGGTGAAATGGAGATCGGTGAAAACAAGACTGTGTACGAAGGCACCTTGGACCAATTATACAACAATGACTTCCGTAGATTCATAGAATACAATCGGCAAGACACTGCTCTGCTAGACAAACTAGATAAAAAACTAAAGTTCTTAGACCTGGCTAATACACTGGCCCATGAATGCACAGTGCTGTTAGCCACCACTATGGGTGCTGTGGCAGTCACAGAGCAGGCCATTATCAACGAAGCACACAAACGTGGCATGATCGTGCCAAATCGTGTGAATCGCGATGGCATAGACACACAGGCCGCTGGTGCTTATGTGGCCTATCCCAAGAAAGGCATTCACGAATGGATTGGTTCCTTAGACATCAACTCGCTGTATCCTTCAGCCATTCGTGCGTTGAACATGGGACCGGAAACCATCGTGGGGCAACTGCGTCAGGATGGCACCAAAGACTATATCGCGGCTGAAATGGCCAAGGGTAAATCATTCGCATCGGCCTGGGAAGGTATATTTGGTAGTTTAGAATACACCGACGTTCTCGAAAGAAAAGTAGGACGTGACATAACCATCGACTGGGAAGATGGAGGATCTGACACCCTTAGTGCTGCACAGGTCTACGATTTGATTTTTGAATCAAATCAACCATGGATGCTAAGTGCTAACGGTACTATCTTTACCTATGAAAAAGAAGGTATCATCCCCGGATTGTTAAAGCGTTGGTATGCTGAACGAAAGGACATGCAGGCCAAACTCAAAGAATGTATCGCCGCTGGAAACAAGATTGAAGAAGAATACTGGGACAAACGACAACTGGTTAAGAAGATTAATTTGAATAGTTTGTACGGTGCTATCTTAAATCCAGGCTGCAGATTCTTTGATAATCGTATCGGGCAATCAACCACACTCACAGGCAGGGCCATTGCTCGCCATATGGCTGCCAAGGTCAATGAAATTATCACCGGAGAAGCAGATCACATCGGTCGTGCGATCATCTACGGTGACACAGACTCTTGTTACTTCTCTGCGTATTCAACGCTGAAGAAAGACATCGAGAAAGGAGTGATTCCCTGGACTAGGGAATCGGTAATTGAACTCTACGATACCATAGGAGAAACCGTCAATGGAACATTTGTCAAATTCATGCAGGACGCCTTCCACTGTCCAAGGACCCGAGGAGACGTCATCAAGGCAGGTCGCGAGATTGTTGCAAGCAAAGGACTGTTCATCACTAAAAAACGATATGCGGTCTTATACTACGACAAAGAAGGCAAACGTTCCGACAGTGATGGACCAGGAAAAATCAAAGCCATGGGGCTGGACCTCAAGCGGTCAGATACCCCGGTTGTTATCCAAGAATTCCTGAGTGCAGTATTGACCAAGGTCCTGAACGGTGAGACCAAAGAATCAGTGTTGGAATATATCACTGACTTTCGCACAGAGTTCAAAACACGCCCTGGTTGGGAAAAAGGATCACCTAAACGTGCCA